TCACACTGTCGGCCCCCATCATCATCACTTTCAACCTGAATGCCAATCGTGACAGCACTCGCATCCCCTGAATGGTTCCCCTCAGCGGGGTTGTTGTCCTGATTCAAGTAGATGTAGGGATCGCCGTACTCATGGTTGCCAGCAACGAACTGTTGGTAAGTCAGGTTCGTTTCAGCGTCGATACGGACATCCATTCCACCTTCCGGTACAGAGAACTGAATCATGTCAACGTCGCTTCGACTGCCAGATGAGACGATGCACCAGTCCCCCATGCCTGTCCAGCCGCCCTCAGAGCAGCCCTGTTCAACCTGTTCGCTCGCCGTTGTTACCACGGTTGCGGTGGCACTTGCCGTAGCACTAGTCACAACATCCACTGTGGCACTTGTCAGGACATCTGCTGTGGCACTTGTTACGACATCCGCTGTGGCACTTGTCGTGCTGGCTTCCGTGTAGGCATCGCCAGCAGTAACGGTTGTGGTTTCAGGATTCCATCCACGCGATGTTGAACACCCGTTGGCTACGCCATCCACGAACATGCATGTCTCCATCTCAGCGCCGGTACGGGCAACCACAGTCGTTGTATCTACAAGGGTGTTGGTGACCGTCGTAGCCGTGGTGGTTTCCGTCGTAGTTTCCGTGGTGGTTTCTGTAGTGGTTTGCGTGGTGACTTCCGTTGTAGTTTGGGTGGTGGTATCTGTGGTGGTAGCGGTAGAAGTTTCTGTCGTTTCCCAAGTGTGCCAGTGGCCGTCATTGGCATCACGACTCAATATGGAGGTCATCTCCGCGGTGACTTCTGTGCCGGTAACATTTGTGGCTGTAACTTCTGTGGCTGTAACTTCTGTGCCGGTTACCTCAGTGCCCGTCACGTTCGTAGCGGTTACCTCTGTGCCTGTCACGATCGCAGCGGTAATCTCCGTACTAGTGGCTGTACCGGTCTGGGCCGTAGCAACACTTGTTGACAGGGTTTCCGATATAGCAGTATCGGTGTACTCGTAGGTAACAGTCGGAATATGGACAGGTACATACACAACTACTGGGATGATATCCGCTTGCACATCTTCAGGCAGGAATATCTCAGCAAAATCAGGATTAACTATCCCCGCTTCAACCTCAACTGTGAAATCTTCCCACGTTGCATACCCCGGAGGAGTCTCACCCCAGTCTTCGTAGTAGTCGGGGTCGTTCGCTTGGTCGTAGTCCTGCCAAGAGTCATACCCTCCGGGGGGTATGGAGCAGGCGGAGGTGCCACGGCACCCAGAATCCGCGTAGGGATCCCAAGATGTCTCGGGTTCCGGCTCGGGGTCTGGCGCTATCGTTGTTGTCGGCGGGATAGTTGTAGCAGTCGGCGGTTCCTCGTCTACTTCGGGTTCTTCTTCTACCTCGGGTTCTTCAACCTCTTCTTCCTCAACCTCCTCTTCTTCAACCTCAGGCTCCTCCTCAACCTCTTCTTCTTCAACCTCCTCTTCCTCAACCTCCTCTTCCTCAACCTCTTCTTCTTCAACCTCTTCTTCTTCAACCTCAGGCTCTTCTTCCACCTCCGGCTCTTCTTCTTCTAATCCGCTATCTGGTTCTTCAACATCTTCTTCCGAATCCGGCTCATCTCCTTCAGCCTCTTCAGATTCAACTTCTTCTTCAACTTCTTCTCCCTCATCAACTTCTTCTTCAACTTCTTCGCTTTCTTCAAACTCCTCTTCAAGTTCATCTTCCAACTCCTGTTCTTCGGGTTCCTCTGGTTCCGGCTCTGGCTCAGGCTCTGGTTCTTCTTCCGGTTCGACCTCTGGTTCATCGTCGTTGACGAAATCATCCCAGTCATCCCACTCTTCTTCGGTCCACTCTTCGGTCAGTTCCTCCCATTCCTCGGGTTCGTCTAATTCCACCTCAGGCTCTAATTCCACCTCAGGCTCTGGTTCAACCTCAGGCTCTGGTTCAACCTCAGGCTCTGGTTCAACCTCAGGCTCTGGTTCAACCTCAGGCTCTGGTTCTATCTCCACCTCAGGTTCAGATTCCTCTTCTACTACCTCTACCTCTACCTCTACCTCAGGTTCTGGCTCAGGCTCCCGAAAGGCGAACTCCTCTTCGGAAAACTCTTCCTCGTATGCTTCCCAAAACTCCTCCTCCTCAAACTCTTCATGTTCGGCAAAGAACACGGTTCGTTCTTCTTCGACTTCCTCCATGAATGATTCAACTTCTTCAAACAATTCTTCAACATCGACAGCCTCACCAAAGAGGTCGTCCATCAATTCCTGTTCTTCTTCAAACCATTCGTCGTCGTATTCGACCTCGTCCCACTGCTCATCTTCCCAATACTCCTCATCCACACTGAGAAGAATCTCAACGAAATCTATTTCATCTTCCTCAAATACTTCAGGGGCTTCCCACGCCTCAACCGATTCGATCTCTTCGACGTAAGACGCACCCAACACCTCTTCGACGCGATCCTCAGCAACCGCTTGAAAATACTCAGCGTCCGAAGCAACCCACGCTTCGATCTCAACTTCTTCCCGAACTATTTCCCCGACCTCTGTATCGAACGACAGTTCGATAACAACAGGAACGATTACTGGTTCTGGCGCAGGGGGCAAGGTAACTGCTGGCTCATCCGGTCGGGCCGGAATAGAGACAGTCGGCTCATCGAACACCTGTTCGACAACCCGATAAGCGGTCATGTCAACCTCTACCTCGGCCAACACCACGCCCTCGTCGTCCTGAATGGCGATGTCCAGCATGTCCCTGACTGGTTCCGACTCAGGAATAGTGACACCGGGTCGCTCGGGTTCCGGTTCTGGTTCCGGAGCAAAAACCACCTCAATCTGCTGACCGACTTCCAGTTCGATCTCAACCTCTAAGGCGTCAACCGCAATCGCGACAGTTGCTTCTTCTATCTCTCCGATTTCAATTGCTTCTTCAGAGAAACTAAGAAGTGATTCAACTTCTTCTTCAACTATTACAACTTCTTCTTCAACTATTTTTTCAACTGTTTCAACTATTACTGCCTCAATCTGAACAGACTTCTCTTCATTCAAAACGAGCAAAGAAAACCTTTGTTCAGTTTCTTCCTCTACAACATCTTCAATCCTGTCCCCAGAGGAAGTTGACTCTTCGACTTCAGGAGTAGGAACATCAATCTCCTCAACATCTGCGGAGAACGTCTCCACTCCCGGCGGGAGGAATACCAGAACCGGGTCAGCGGTGCTTGGCCCTGAAATCAAATAACGGTAGGTAGCACCTTCAATCTCATTGACAAACGCACCGTCGTAATACCCCAGCCGGTCACCCGATTCAGTTTCAATCTTCAACGCCATCTGCTTGTCACCCGAAGCGGCGACGGTAAGCATCGTGCCCGACTCTTCCCCCTCTTCCTGAGGACAGAAACTGCATGTAAACGGACCAGACCGAACACGCATTGGTGTCAGTTCCATCGTCCCCGTACCGCCAAACCAAGCCTCCGATTGTTCCGTGGGATTGGTCGCAGCAAGGGCGTACATCCACTGACCATCGTTGGATACGTCGATCCAGCGTTCTTCATTAGGCCAGTTGGAGTCATAGATATAGATCCGGTAACCACCGGCCATTTCCTCCACCCGGTACGGCGTGACGGCGTGGCCCCCCATCTCGCTGTAAATACCGATTGTGAAGCCGGTGTGTGGGTTTCCCTTTTCTGCTTCGGAGAAGTCGTAGAGAAGAACCTCTGCCAATTCTTTAGGGGACTTCGCTAAATATGAGGATGCTTCCTGCTGTACCTCCATAGCAAACTGGGTTACATACCAGTAAGCAATTTCGGAAAGGAGGGCTGGGTCCGCTTTGACGAGTTCGGAAACGGTCTTCGTATTTTGGAAAGCAGCAAGGGTTGCAATATCTCCGGCAAGGCGCAGGCTCAGAACGGTCAAACCCTCGCACAACCCCCCACGCATCGACTTGTTCGCCTGTGACATCAACTGCAAAATCACCGGGTACGGCGTACATTGACCGTCGGTTACATCTGAACAAACCTGACTATCGCCATACAGACGACGCGCCATGTTTACTGTCAGGTCTGCCGGTGCTTCGCCGCCGCCGAAATTCTCAAATGAGAAGGTGTCTTCATCAGTTGTGTAATCTGGAATGGCGTGATCCGCCAGAGGAACTTCTTCAAGAACTACTGAAGCAATAGTGGTAGTAGGAGCAACACTCGTTGTAACTACATCGGTGGTCGTTGTAACCACGTTGGTAGTCGTGGGAGGAGGAAGAGTGGTCGTGGGAGGGAAGAGGGTGCCCGTTGGAGGAAAGGACTCCGTGGTGGAGCAACCAAGAAAAAACAGCGATCCTGCAAGCAGGACAGCGAGAAGCCGCTTCACGGCTCTACCGCCGTTTACGTTTATTCTGGTACCAGAATAGAAGGCCGACTAAAACGACCAGTACGGCAGCGACAAAAATAACGGTCACCGATCCACCCGGCGCTCCGCTCATATCCAACGAAAAGTTTTTGGCCCCACCGCCAAGAAGGTCGTTCTCGGCCTTTATTTCTGCTACTGCCTGCTCTAACTGTTCAACCTTATAGTTGAGAGCAGCCTCTTCTCCAGAGGATTGCCATACGAATCCGAAGGCTCCTGAAATCGCAGCAGGCAAGCCAAGGACGTAGGCAATGTTGTCTTTGACGCGGTCAAGCAGGCCCGAAGCCCGCTTAGCAGCACCAACGACAGACGTACCTACGTCCCCGGTTACCTCTGTATCCGTTTCTTCAAGGGCGTTGGAAATATTATCCGCAGCCCCTTCTAAGTATTTTCGAAGCGAGTCATCCATAGCAACCTCTAATGGGCTTATGCCCAAGTCGCTTAGATGATACCCGTTAACGTAATACGGAAACGGTTAGTTTCTGGTCTTCCCCGTCTTTATGACATCATCGACGGCGAACGGTCTCCGAACTTACTTGCGGCCCAGCCCTTGAGAACTGCGACTGCTGCTGACACACCGGCCATAGCAATCATCTTCCAGTTATCAATGCCTAAATCCATGACGCTGTTGGTACCCATGGCACCAATAGCGGCCTGAATAAAAGTCGCAATTGTACGTTCGGCAAGATCCTTGTATTCGGCCATGAAATAACCTCACATCTAGCCAATATGGACAGCCCGAAGGCTAATGAGAGTTTACTCCACATGAATATGCTGAAAGTTGGACCTTATACTATTTCAACCAATTGCTGAAACGCATCTTTTCAAGCAGCGGGTCCGTACCACCCTGTTCGAAAGACCACCAGCCCTGCATGATCAACCGATTCTCGTCAGGGGCTGGGTGCGACTTGTGGGCATGTGTCCATCCCGAGGGGAAGATTATCATCCGTCCTTCAACTGGCTTGACTTTGATCCCCTGTTTAACAAACTCTGTTTCGCCGCCGTTGTCTACGGTATTCAAATACATGATGAATCCTAAATGCCTAACCGACATCGTGGGACTCGTTGGGCTGTAATCAGAATGGGCTGTCCAATAGGCGGCACCCGGTTCATAACGAATGACGCAACAGCCTTCGTGCATCCTGAAGGGAGGGAACTGATCGGCCTGATTATTGCGTGACAGGTACTCATCCAATGAATCAGCGGCGAAAGAAAGCGCTGAGCCTATGCACTCCGGTGAAGATTCTTCCACTGGAAAGGGAATGTAATAAGAATCCCGCTGCTCTGGATCAACAACATTGTCCCCCGTCACAACGGAGCGTTGCCAATCCGTAGACGTTCCCACATGATCAAGAATCGATTGACAGGACTGCTCGTATTGGAACTGGCCGATAAAAGGGTCCGGCCATTTCGTAACAGACTTCTGTTTCGTTGCTTGCATCATTCGGTGGGTGTCAATTCCCATGACAGCGTTGACTCGTTCCAGTCATATTCCATAAGGAAACTACCCGGATCTGGTGTGGGTGCTTCCCAACGCTTTGTTTCAGCGTTCAATGTCCAAGACGCATGTGGGCAGTCTGCGATAAACGCATCAAGTTCTGGGTAGTAGACACTCTCACCTATCGCGGCATAGTTGACTCTCATGTTGTCGTTGTAAGAGGTTTGTTTCCAATTGGTGCCGGGGAACATAGCCTGTAGAAACGCCACACCGATTGTTTCATCCTCTACGCCGTTTTCGTCAGCGGTGTCTGCGTTGTCCACAACGACAACATTTATGACCCTGTTGTTTTCATCCAATTTCGCGAAGTGTGCCATTCGATTCTCCTAAGAAGTTATGTACCGTAGGATGACAATACCGGAGCCGCCGTATTTGCCACCGGCAGCGCCACCGCCTCCGCCACCGCCTCCACCTGTATTGGCAGTACCCGCAGCACCACCACTGGGCGTGCCCGGTACCCCTCCCGAATGCGACTGTCCAGCCCCACCGCCACCAGCAGGCGACCCGGCAGCGCCACCGGCGCCGTTGTACTTTCCACCGCCACCACCGCCTGCGTACCGTGTGTTTGTGCCGTCATACGCGTACTCGTCGCTACCAGCACCGCCCGCACCGCCGCTGGAGCCACCCCCGGCGCCTCCCGATGATCCCCGGCCTCCTCCGCCGCCGCCGCCGCCACCCCAAGGAGAGTTCGTTGTATTGGAACCGGCCTCCCCCGGCCAGCCTTGTTGAGGTAGTCCGCTGCCATAGTGCTCGTAGTAAGCAACGCCGTAGGCGCTAATACCGTAGGCAGCCAGACTGTAGTTGTCGGCACTGTTGTCCTCTTTGATAGCGGCACCGCCGCCTGAGCCACCTGAGTGGCCGGGATTCCACAAGTACCCGCCGCCGCCACCGCCCTGCCAAGCAACCAACTGGCCGGGTTGATCGCTGTTGAATTCAGTTACCCCACCCGGATTGCCTGAATAACTTTCCGTGCCACCAGCACCTATCGTGATTGTGTACACGCCAGAACCGTTACCACCCGTAGAGGAAACGTAAGTCCAACCTGTGTAGACAGCGCCTCCCCCTCCACCGCCTCCGTTGTAAGGACCGCCCCCAGCACCGCCGCCGACCATGAAGAATTCTATATCGGAACTACCGGCGGTAACAGTGAAGTTACCTGTACTGGTGAACTTGTGGTACGAATAGGTGTTGCCCCCACTGCTGTATGAACCAGTGGAATTGCCTCCCGAAGCCGCGAAGTCTTCTTCTACCACCCCAGCCCCACCGAAGGAAACCTGCGTCCAGTTGCTGACCTTCGTTTTCGGAAACAATCTGGCGAATCTTGGGAGGCTCATTATTCCACCGAATACTTTATGAAGAGAATGCCCGAACCACCGTTAAAGCCTGCTGGTGTACCGGCACCAGCACCGGCACCTCCACCACCACCCAGATTGGCGGTACCGTGAGAACCCCCGCTCACGGAGCCGGGTACGCCTCCCGTGTGTGCTTGGCTGGCGCCACCGCCACCTGAACCACCGGGGTAACTGGCGTTCGTGTTGTACCAAGCGCCCCCACCACCGCCTCCGTAGGTTGTAGCGACGTTGTCATAAGAGAAGGATCGGCCATCGCCGCCTTCGTTATTGTCCGTAGATGCGCTCTCAGCGTCCTGACCAGCACCGCCCCCTCCACCGCCGCCTCCGCCCCAAGGGGTGGTGCGGTTAAAGTCAGAATCGGCTTTACCTCTAGCGCCCCAGCCACCTTGACGGTTGGCAGTAGAGTTATCATTTGCTACCCACATATTCGCCCCATATGTAGCCGACCAAGTGTTGTACAGGTCTCCAGTGGCACCGCCACCAGAACCACCCGGTTTGCCATGCCACCCACCGTTAGAGCCTCCTCCGCCGCCGCCGCCTAAAGCCCTCAATTCAAAATCTTGATCGTCGGCAAACACAGTTTCAGCACCGCGAGCAGGATGCGCGCCACCATTACCACCGCCGCCTATGGTGATGACGTATGAGCCGGAACCGTCACCACCCGTGGAGGACACATGGATCGTGCTTTCACGCCAGCCACCTCCGCCTCCTCCTCCACCGTTGTAACCTCCGCCGCCACCGCCACCAGAGATCAAAAGCACCTGAATATCTGTTTCGCCACTCGTAACCACAAAGTTGCCCGAAGAGGTGAACTTATGGTACTTGGTGGAGCCGTAAGTGCCTGTAGTGCCACCCGTGGCAGCAAACACCACAGCGGCGGTCCCGAAACTGCCACTCAGCCAGTCCTTGACTGCCGTGCTGGGCATCATCCTGCCGGGGTGACGAGGCATGATTATGTGATTCTGTTGACGTAACCTTGAAGACTGACTTGGTTGGCGGTGTCAGCGAAGGCGAAGACCGAGCATGAACCGCCACCGCTGTCCAAGATGAACCCCGGAATCACCAACACCCAACCCGCCTCAGCACCGATTGTCAACTCAGAATGATGGTTCGTTGCTCCACCGGTTCCAAACTCGGTCGTGAGTTTGATGTCCGACCCAGAAATATTGGTTGCGTACAGCCAGATTTCGTCCGTATGCCCACCGGTTCCAGTGGCGTGTACGGTCAGCGTCGAATGCGACGTAGTGTTGACGAGAATGTTCCGTCCATAAGACGAACCGCTCAAAACGTGTTTACTAAATGTTGCCATTACCGGCTCCTAACTAAACGATTGCGACGCTAATACCATATTAGCATCTGTACCTAGATCAATATTCGCAGAACCGTCAAATGATACCCCTGCGATAGTGCGAGCCGTTGCTAAAGCAGTAGCCGTACCAGCCAATCCAACTGCTATATCGGCAGTTCCATCGAAAGATGTACCACCAATAGTACGAGCCGTGGCAAGTGCTGTCGCAGTGGCAGCCAATGTGACTGCGATGTCGGCTGTCCCGTCGAACGAGACCCCACCAATGGTGCGAGCATTAGCGAGAGCCGTTGCCGTAGAGGCGTTACCGGTCAGAGGACCAGCGAAGGCTGTAGCAGTCGCAGTTCCCGTGACAGTGATCCCCTGATTGAAGTCCCAAGTATCAGTCGCGTTCGTCCACAGGATCGTCTTATCACTCGCACCCTTAAGGGTGATTCCACCCCCGTCAGCCGTGGTGTCAGACGGGGAGGCGACAGAACCAAGTTCGATGTTCTTGTCATCAACGGTAAGTGTCGTGGAGTTGATCGTTGAGGTTGTGCCGTTAACAATCAGATCAGGGATCGTCACCGTACCCGTGAAAGTTGGGTTGTTTATCGGAGCCGAACCAGCAGGAAGCGAGGAGTAGTCCAGTGAAGTCCATGCCGTCGATCCGTCACCGATCTTATAGAAATCAGTGTCGGTCTCAATGGCCAACTCGCCTGCGGCCAGCGTCGGATCAGCACTCGTCCACGCTGCTGCGAGACCTCTACGAAATTGAATCTGTACAGCCATGATTACTCCTAGTCTGTAGCGGCGTATGCCGTGTCGTAAGCGGTCTGGGCCTCTTCGTCAGTGCCGCCACCGTCCAAAGACGACTGGCGGGCTGCCTCACCTGCTGTCACCTTGCGTGTGACTTTCGCAGTGGGCGGGTCTTCCGGCCACACAACCTCAGACACACGGCTGTACGTCTGCGGGATGTCCGCGAGAAGGGTTCGGTACTCTTGCCATTGCTCGGCGGTATGGACTCCGAGTCGTGCGTCACCGATCTGTGTCCAGTC